CCTCTTGCCAGCATGGTTTCTAGGTAAATACCCTAACAAAAAGATCATCCAAAGCTCAAATACGGGCGAATTGGCCGTGGGATTTGGTAGGAAAGTGCGAAATCTGGTCGATACAGAGGTCTACCGCGAGATTTTTCCGGAATTAACGCTCCAACAAGACTCCAAAGCCGCTGGACGATGGAATACCAGCAAAGGTGGTGACTATTTTGCCATTGGAGTCGGCGGAACTGTAACCGGAAAGGGTGCAAATGTGCTGATTATCGACGATCCGCACTCAGAACAGGAAGCTGCACTGGCCGCAAGTAATCCAGAAGTGTTCGATAAGGTGTATGAGTGGTATACCTCCGGCCCAAGGCAGCGTTTGCAGCCGGGCGGGGCAATCGTGATCGTTATGACGCGGTGGGCGCAGCGGGATTTGACCGGTCAGGTGCTGAAAGCGGCCCACAACAGAGGTGGTGAGCAGTGGGAAGTGATTGAGTTCCCTGCGATCATGCCCTCGGGGAACCCGTTGTGGCCAGAGTTCTGGTCGCTGGAGGAGTTGGAGGCGCTCAGGACAGAGTTGCCCAACAGCAAGTGGCAGGCGCAGTATCAGCAGAACCCCATCGGCAACGAGTCTGCGATCGTGAAGCGGGACTGGTGGAAATGGTGGGAGGAAGAGCGTCCGCCACAGTGTGAGTACATACTTCAGTCGTGGGATACCGCGTTTGAAAAGACCCAACGTGCCGACTATTCAGCGGGCACGACGTGGGGGATTTTCTACAACGACGAAGACCACAGTCTGCCCAACATCATTTTGCTCAACACGTACAAGAAGCGGGTTGAGTGGGTGCAACTCAAGAAGGACGTGTTTGGGGAGTATGAGGAATGGGAGCCTGATAGTGTGATCGTCGAGAAGAAGGCGAGCGGGGCACCACTGATCTATGAACTACGGGCGATGGGGATTCCGGTGCAGGAGTACACGCCCAGTAGGGGCCAGGACAAAATTGCCCGGTTGAACTCTGTCTCGGACATAATTGCGTCAGGTAAGGTGTGGGTGCCACGGACTGCTTGGGCCGAGGAATTGGTCGATGAGATAGCAGCGTTCCCGTCGGGCGAGCATGACGACTTAGTTGATGCTACCACTCTTGCGCTGATGCGCTTCCGCCAGGGGGGATTCCTAAGATTGCCTACTGATGAACCGGAAGAACAAAAATACTTCCGCCGTCGCAACGCGGTGTTTTACTAAGGGTACAAAATGGCAACGAACATGATGGACAAGGGTATGTATGCAGCCCCTATAGGTTTGGGGATGGATAGCATGGAGCCCGATCTGGAAATTGAAATTGAGAATCCCGATGCAGTCACGTTGAGTGACGGCAGTATGGAGATCACCCTTGAAGCCATAGATGAGAAGGAAAAAGGTGAGTTTGGTGCAAACCTTGCCGAAGAAATGGATGACGGTGAGTTGGCAAACCTAGCTAGTGATCTGATGGAGCTAGTGGATGCGGACATTGCCAGTCGCAAGGATTGGACTGAGACGTATGTGAAAGGTCTTGAAGTACTGGGGACTAAGTATGAAGAGAGAACAGAACCTTGGAACGGTGCTTGTGGAGTCTATTCGACGGTTCTTACAGAGGCTGCGATTAGGTTCCAGAGTGAGACTATCACTGAGACGTTTCCGGCACAGGGTCCTGTCAAGACAGAAATCATCGGTGCTATAGACAAGCTGAAAGAGCAGGCGGCGCAGCGGGTTCAGGATGATATGAACTTCAAGCTGACCGAGGAGATGCCCGAGTACCGGCCAGAGCATGAACGCATGTTGTTCAATCTGGGACTTGCGGGCTCGGCGTTCAAGAAAGTGTATTTTGATCCCGGCTTGGGACGACAGACTTCGATCTTCGTGCCTGCTGAAGATGTGATTATCCCCTACGGGTCGAGCGGTGCACGGATGGCTGAGCGTGTGACGCACGTCATGCGTAAGACCAAGAACGACATCAAGAAGCTGCAAGTGGCTGGGTTCTACCGAGACATTGATCTGGGTGAGCCGGTGATGAACCACACGGACGTTGAGAAGAAGAAAGCTGAGGAGCAAGGCTACTCAGTTACTGACGACGACCGGTATCAGGTGTATGAGATTCAGGTGGACTGGAACCTCAAGGGGTATGAGGATGAAGATGAAGTAGCGGTCCCGTACATCGTGACGATCGACAAGGGTACGCAAGAGGTTTTGGCGATCTATCGTAACTGGGAGGAGAGTGATGAGAACTACCAAAAGCGCCAGCATCTGGTGCAGTATGACTATATCCCTGGGTTCGGGGCGTATGGCATGGGTCTTATCCACATTATTGGTGGTTACGCCCGTGCTGGCACAAGTCTTATCCGGCAGTTGGTAGATGCAGGCACTTTAAGCAATTTGCCGGGTGGTCTTAAATCTAGGGGTTTAAGGGTTAAGGGAGACGACACTCCGATTGCCCCAGGAGAGTTCAGAGATGTGGATGTCCCCTCTGGGAGCATCAAAGACAACATCATGACTCTGCCTTATAAGGAGCCGAGCCAAGTATTGATGGCGCTGCTCAATCAGATCACTGATGAGGGTCGACGGCTGGGTTCTATCGCTGATATGAAGGTCAGCGATATGAGTGCTCAAGCACCAGTGGGTACGACGCTGGCGTTGCTGGAGCGGCAGTTGAAGATCATGGGTGCGGTACAAGCGCGTGTACACAACTCGATGAAGCAGGAGTTCAAGATACTCAAGGCCATCATCAGGGACAACACCCCGAGCCAGTATGAGTATGAGCCTGAGTCGGGCGAGGCGTCTGCCAAGCGTGAAGACTATGACTTGGTGGAGGTCATTCCAGTCAGTGACCCCAACAGCAGCACGATGGCTCAGCGGATCATGCAGTATCAGGCTGTGATCCAGTTGGCCCAGCAAGCTCCGCAGATATACAACCTGCCCAACCTGCACAGACAGATGATTGAGGTGTTGGGGATTAAGAATGCGGAGAAGTTGGTTCCGATTGAGGATGACCAGACGCCGCGTGACCCGATCAGCGAGAACATGGCGTTCCTCAATGGGGAGCCAACCAAGGCGTTTATCTACCAAGATCATGACGCGCACATTGCGGCGCACTCGACGTTTATGCAGGACCCGATGATCATGCAGCAGATGGGGCAGAACCCGATGGCGCAGCAGATGATGGGTGCCATCCAGGCGCACATTGCTGAGCACTTGGCGTATGCGTACCGTAAGAAGATTGAGGACCAGTTGGGCGTACCGTTGCCCAAGCCTAATGAGAAGCTGCCAGAGGAAGTAGAAGTTCAGTTGTCACAGCTTGTGGCGCAGGCGTCTGCTCAGTTGCTCCAGCAGAACATGGCGATGGCGCAGCAGCAGAAGAACCAGCAGATGCAGCAGGACCCGATCATCCAGATGCAGCAGGCTGAGTTGCAGATCAAGCAGCAAGAAGCCCAGACTCGTGCTGCCAAGGTGCAAGGGGAGTTGCAGCTTAAAGCACAAGAGTTGCAGATCAAGCAGCAGGAGATGGCCAGCAAGCAGGGTGAGAACCCGGCGGTTGCAGCGGCGCGGGCGCAGCAGGAGATGGAGGCCAAGCGTATGAGTATGGGGCTGATGGCCGCTCAGAAGCAGCAGGACTTGCGCCACAAGGACATGGCCCACCGTCAGAAGTTAACTCACGCCGAGCAGATGGCGCGGCAGAAAGCGGCGCTCGCAGCGCAGGCTCCTCAACCTTCCAAACCGGGGAAAACTGAATGACTGAAATAGAGTTCATCAAGAAACAAAACGATGAGTACCGCCAGCAGGCGGTAGACAGGCTTTGTACGGGCGCAGCTAAAGACTACGCCGAGTACCGAGAGTTGGTGGGGGTGATTCGAGGTCTTGACCACGCCAACTTAACACTTCAAGACTTCGCTAAACGAATGGAGCAATTAGACAATGAGTGAAATCCTCGTAAGCCAAGACGGTGCAACATCAACTGTCCTTCCCGAAACGGCTGAAGAGAAAGCACGGCAGGTACCTGACCCCGCCACCTTCCATCTTCTGTGTGTTTTGCCTGAAATTGACGAGTCCTACGACAGCGGCATAGTGAAAGCTAGTCAGACGCTGCACTACGAGGAGGTCCTATCTCCCGTGCTGTACGTCGTGAAGATGGGGCCCGACGCGTACAAAGATGAGAAACGCTTCCCAAGTGGCGCGTCCTGCAAGACAGGGGACTTTGTGTTGGTCCGACCCAACACTGGTACACGGATCAAGATTCACGGCAAAGAGTTCCGAATCATCAACGATGACTCGGTCGAAGCTGTGGTTCAAGACCCGCGTGGTATTTCCCGTGCATAAGGAGTAACTCATGGCTGAATTTGAAAAGACTACGTTCGAGTTTCCGGACGAAAAAGAAGAGGCTGAAGCCAAGGCAGCGAAGGACTTGGAAGAGTCTGGAGTTTCCATAAAGGACGATGCCGACATTGAGATCGTTGACGACACCCCCGCGGAGGACCGCGGGCGTAAACCCCTGGACACACCGCCCGATGAGGTGACGGACGAGGAGTTGTCTAAATATAGCGACAAACGGCTCAAGGAGCGACTGGCTCACTTGGGACGTGGCTACCACGATGAACGCCGGGCAAAAGAGGCGGCTAATCGTGAAAAAGAAGAGGCTTTGCGGTTGGCGCAGACGGTCGTAGATGAGAATAAAAAACTCAAAGGATCGTTAAATACTAACCAAGAAGCACTACTTGAGCAGGCAAAACGGGTGGTTGCCAACGAAGTTGAGACCGCCAAGCGTGCCTACAAGGAAGCGTATGAGTCTGGGGACTCCGACCGGCTTGTGGAAGCCCAGGAGAACTTGACTACTGCCAAGATTCGTGCGGAAAGGGTAAGTAATTTCAAAGCTACCCCTTTACAAACGGATGCGGTTGATGTACAAACCAAACAACTCACGCGGGAAGCACCGTTTGATCCTAAAGTGGAGGCTTGGCAAACCAAGAATCCATGGTTCGGAAAAGACCGGCTAATGACCAGCTATGCTCTCGCGTTGCATGAAAAGCTGGTTTTGGAAGATGGTGTTGACCCTACTTCGGATGAGTACTACAAGAAACTCAACGGAGAGATTCGCCAAAGGTTCTCGGATAAATTTGCGTCCGATGATCCCGCTGAAGCAAACTCTTCTCAGCGCCCGAAAGCAAATGTTGTTGCACCCGCAACGCGCAGCACTGCATCCAAAAAAATCGTGCTCAGCCCGTCGCAGGTGAATATCGCCAAGCGGCTTGGAATTCCTTTGGAACTCTATGCTCGTAAGGTTGCGGAAGAAATGAGGAAATAATCATGGCAGAACAGAACAAACTTAATCGTGAACTTGAATCTCGTGCTCGCGAAGTGCGTCCAGTGACCAAATGGGCACCCGCTGAACTTCTACCCGAAGTTGACGAAGAGCCGGGCTACGCGTTCCGCTGGATTCGTACCAGCATGATGGGTCAAGCTGATGCCAAGAACGTATCTTCAAAATTCCGCGAGGGCTGGGAGCCTGTAAAGGCTTCGGATCACCCTGAGGCGCAGCTTTTTGCCGAACCCAATAGTCGGTACAAAGATGCGATCGAAGTAGGTGGACTCATCCTCTGTAAAACCCCGGTGGAGTTTGTCGGTCAGCGCAATCAGCACTTCCAAAAGATTACTGATTCGCAAATTGATTCGGTAGACAACACCTACATGCGCGAGAGCGATGCCCGTATGCCGCTGTTTAATGAGCGCCGCTCAACAGTGACTAAGGGACGAGCTTTCGGTTCTGGTTCTTAATCTTTAGGAGTCTTTCAATGGCTTACCCCACTGTCTCCGCACCCTATGGCCTAAAGCCTGTCAATCGTATTGACGGCATGCCATACGCTGGTGCTCTTCGACAGATTCCCGTTGCTGCCTCGTTTGGCACTGCTATCTTCTTCGGAGATACGGTCCAGATTAACTCTGACGGTTATCTGATTCTCTCAACCACCACCAACTCCGGTGCGATTGTCGGCGTCTGTGTCGGCGGTCAATATGTGAACTCCAGCGGTCAAACCGTTGAGGGCCAGTATTTGCCTGCTTCCATCAGCACTTCAACCAATCTGGCTTATGCGTATGTGATTGATGACCCCATGGCCCTGTTCAAGGTCGCCGTTGTGTCTTCTGGCACTACCATGAGTTCTGCTGGGCGGGCTGTTGTCGGTACTAACTTGGCCTTGGTTCTCAACGCTGGCAGCACTACCACTGGTAATTCTGCTTACGCTGTGACCCTGACCGGTGCTGGTACGACCGCTACCATCCCAATCCGTGTGATCGACGTTGTGCCTGAGACCGCCACTGCTGCCGACACTTACACTGAACTCTTGGTGAAGATCAACACTCACCAATACAACAACACCACTGGTGTTTAAGGAGTAAGAAATGGCAATTTCACGCGCACAACTACTTAAAGAACTGCTCCCCGGCCTGAACGCGTTGTTCGGCTTGCAGTATGCGACCTACCCTGAAGAGCACAAAGAGATTTACGAAACTGAATCTTCTGAGCGTTCTTTCGAGGAAGAGACCAAACTTTCTGGCTTCTCTGCCGCACCAGTCAAGAACGAAGGTTCTGCGATCCAGTACGACAACGCCCAGGAAGCATGGACCGCTCGCTACAACCATGAAACCATCGCAATGGGCTTCGCCATCACGGAGGAAGCAGTGGAAGACAACTTGTATGACTCGTTGTCCAGCCGCTACACCAAATCGCTGGCTCGTGGTATGGCTTACACCAAGCAGGTCAAAGCTGCCTACGTGCTGAACCAAGCGTTCAACACCACGGTGACTTATGGTGACGGCGTGAGCTTGTGCTCTACCGCCCATCCGTTGATCTCTGGTGGCACCAACAGCAACCGCCCGGCTACCGCCGCTGACTTGAATGAGACTTCGTTGGAAAACGCAGTTATTCAGATCGCTGCATGGACGGACGAGCGTGGCTTGTTGATCGCAGCCAAGCCCAAGAAGTTGATTGTTCCTCCCGCTCTGATGTTCGTTGCAACTCGTCTCCTGGAGACCGAATTGCGTGTTGGCACGACCGACAACGACATCAACGCGTTGAAGAACAACGGCTCTATTCCCCAGGGCTACTGTGTCAACCACTACCTGACCGACACCAACGCTTGGTTCCTGTCTACTGACGTGCCTAACGGGCTGAAGCACTTTGTGCGTATGCCTCTGGACACCAAGATGGATGGTGACTTTGACACTGGTAACGTCCGCTATAAAGCTCGTGAGCGTTATAGCTTCGGCGTGTCAGACCCCTTGGGTATCTTCGGGTCCCCTGGCGCTTGATAGGTTCAGTACGGCAGAGGTGACTGGCCTGCTACTAGGGCCCCTTCGGGGGCCCTTTTTATTTGTTGCACACCATTTAAAAGCATGATATATTGCTTCCAAACCGGGAATCCCGGCGTATCAAACAGTCCCGGCTGACTGTCATGCAAGATTGATACGCTTTAACGCATGGAGAATTGATTATGGGTTTCGCTACTCACCTTGGCCCTTGGTTGTTGGGCACCGTTCGTAACACCACCGGCACCACTGTCGGCACGATTGAAAACTGCGGCGCAACCGTTGTTTCTCAAACCTTCAAAAAGAACTACACCGGTCAGGCTGCTTCAGCTACCACCGACACCATTTGTGTGTTGCCTGCTGGCGCTCAAATCCTTGAAATTAACATCGACACCATTGTTGCGTTCACCGGCTCCACTGCCGCCAACGTCAGCATTGGGGATGGCACTACCGCCGCCTTGTACTGGGCCGCTACAGATGTGACTACTGCTGGCCGTGCGGCTATCAGTAACGCAGCCGCCAAATTGGGCGCGTGGTGTGGCGCAGCCTCTACTGCATCCCCCAACGGGATTGGTATTGGCGCAACGGACGTTAAAGTGATCGCCACAATGACTCCAACCGTTGCCGCAGTGACCGCAGGTACTGTGCAGTACACCATCGTCTACACGGTTGCCGACTCTAACGGTTCGCAGTTCCCAGCATCCGCTTAATTGATCCAGGGGGCTTCGGCCCCCGCTTCACAGGAGATTAATTATGGGTATGCAAACAGACGTTAAGTCAGCGGCGGCGGCGGCTGGAGCGACTACTACTATTTTTGGTGGCCCTGCCCGCATCAAAGGTATATCAATCAGTTACTCAACGGGAGCAACGGTTGTATTAAATGATGGAACAGGCGGCACAGCTATGTTTTCATTCACTGCGCCAGCGGCGGCGGGAGCCATTTATATACTTTTCCCTGGAGAAGGCATTAAATGTAGTACCAACATCTCCGCAGTGGTAGGCGCAACAACAACCGCAGTTGTTTTCTATGGCTGATAAAAGCTTCAACTTGGTGGGGCGTAAGCTGATGCTTGCGATCCCTTGTTACGATGGCAAGGTCAACATCAAGACCTGTTTTGCCATAGCGCAACTCGTCCCCAAGTTGGACAAGATGGGTGTCCAGATTCATCTGGTTCACCTGTCTGGATGCTCAATCATCACCAAGGCCCGCAACAAGTTGGTGGCCAACTTCATGGCTTCAGACTGCACAGACATGCTGTTTGTGGATGCTGATGTGGTCATCAATGTTGAGGCCGTGACCCGCCTTCTGGCCCTGTCTACAGACCGGGACATTGTGGCTGGTACGTACCCCCGCAGAGCCGCAGATGCCAAGTTCTTCTTGGACTTCTACCTGGATGAACACAACCAGTTGGAGTTTGACGAGAACGGTCTGATGCGGGTGGAGAGCGTGGCCACTGGGTTCATGCTGATCCGCCGCCATGTCGTTGAGTCCCTGATTGCAGCCCACCCTGAGTGGAAGTACAAAGGCGACGGAGACGGCGCAGATGAGTACGCGGTCTTTGACTTTGCCATTGTCAATGGCGAGTACATCGGTGAGGACTATTTGTTTTGCCGCAGGGCCAGAGAGCACGGGTACAAGATTTACCTCGACCCCATGATCAGCTTGCCGCACATCGGCACACAAGAGTTCACCCGTAATTTTGAGCAAGACGCTTTGCAGCCGCTCCTCAAGGAGCATGCAAAACTGCACTTGAAAGTAGCAAATGGCTAAGTCACCAGCATGGCAACGCAAAGAAGGCAAATCGGAGAAGGGCGGCTTGAACGCCAAAGGCCGAGCTTCCTACAACAAAGCCAATCCCGGCAAACCGGGTTTGAAAGCCCCGCAGCCCGAGGGCGGCAGCAGGCGCGACTCTTTCTGTGCAAGGATGACTGGGATGAAGAAAAAGCTCACATCCGAGAAGACAGCCAAAGACCCAAACAGCCGGATTAACAAGAGCCTCAGGGCTTGGAAGTGCTGAGATGGAGATGGCTATCTGGAACGCTATTTTGACGGCCTTTCTGGCGTTGCTTGGTTGGAACCTGAAAGAGAAGTCCGATGAGATCAAACGACTTCAGATTTTGATTAACAGAACGCGTGAAGAGATGCCCAAAGAGTACGTGACCAAAATAGACTTGCACACAGACATCAACCGTATCATGGACAGGTTGGACCGGTTGGAGACCAAGATAGACATGTTTATGAAGGAGCAGCGAAGTGCCCTCTCATAGCGCAAAGCAGCACAGATTCATGGAGGCGGTGGCCCACAATCCATCGTTCGCCAAGAAAGCAGGAGTCCCACAGTCCGTGGGCAAAGAGTTCAGCAACGCCGATAAAGGCAAAACATTCTCACGAGGTGGTGACATGAAAGAATCCAAAGCAATGGTCGGTAAAGAAATGGCCTTCATGAAGAAAAAAGGCGCTCCTGCTTCCATGATCAAGCATGAAAAAGCTGAGATGATGGGCATGAAAAAAGGTGGCATGAAGAAGATGGCTGCTGGCGGCTTCACCCGTTCGGCTGACGGTATTGCCACAAAAGGCAAAACCAAAGCTACCCAGATCAAAATGGCCAAGGGCGGTCGCGCCTGCTAAAGGGGTATCCCATGGGACGTTTTACAAGACACGGCATGGACAACCAGCCGCTTGAGGGCGGTGGCGGGGGTGGGAGTGGCATTGCCAGCAAAATTGGAAATGCTATGGGTGCCGCTGGTGCCGCCGGGGTGGCAGCTACTCCAGTTATTTTTGCCCATAAGGCCAGTGAGTTGGCAAAAGAACGTGAAGCCGCTGCTGAAAAGAAGCGGGAAGCTGCCGCTGAGATGAAGCGGGAAGCCCGTGGTGTTGAGAAGTCTGGTACTGACAGAGCGCGGGAAGCCGCCAAGGTTATTTCAGACGACGAGAAGTACACCAAAGAAAGACCAGAGCAAAAACTTGCTAAAGGTGGCATGACTGCTTCCAAACGTGCAGATGGCTGCGCTACCAAGGGTAAAACCCGTGGAAAGTTTGTATGATTGCCAGTCGCGGCATGGGGGCCATGAACCCGTCCAAGATGCCCAAAGGCGTTAAGAAGGCACGTCGGGACGACACGGACTTCACTGAGTACGCCGAAGGTGGGAAAGTGAACGCGGCTGGGAATTACACTAAGCCGGGCATGCGTAAACGGATTGTGTCTCAGGTCAAGGCTGCGGCTACCCAAGGTACTGGCGCAGGTCAGTGGTCTGCCCGTAAAGCTCAGCTTGTTGCCAAGAAGTACAAGGCGGCAGGTGGGGGATACAAAGATTGAAAGCACCGCAGACTTCCCTTAAAAACTGGGGTGACCAGAAATGGCGTACCAAGTCGGGGAAGCCTTCGTCAAAAACAGGTGAGAGATACTTGCCTGAAGCCGCAATCAAGTCTTTGTCTCCCGCCGAGTACGCAGCAACCACCAAAGCCAAACGCAAAGGCAAGGCGGCAGGTAAACAGTTTGTGGCGCAGCCCAAAGCAATAGCAAAGAAAACGGCAGGATTTAGATGACCACAACCGGCGCTACATCGTTCAACCCTGACTTCACGGAGATTGCCGAGGAAGCGTGGGAGAGGGCTGGCCGTGAAATGCGTTCTGGCTACGATCTGCGTACCGCACGTAGGTCTATGAACCTGATGACCATCGAATGGGCCAACCGCGGTTTGAACATGTGGACGATTGAGGCGGGCTCTTTCCCGCTGGTACAGGGGTTGAACACGTACCCGCTGCCGTTGGATACGATTGACCTGCTGGATCATGTGATCCGCACGGGCGGCAACAGCGCCACCACTCAAGCTGACTTGTCCATCACGCGTATTAGTGTTTCTACCTACGCCACAATCCCCAACAAATTAACCCAAGCCCGGCCTATTCAGGTCTGGATTCAGCGTCTGTCTGGTGAAACCAGCACGACCACTTTGACTTTGGCAAGCACCATTACCAGCACAGCCACCACACTTACCCTAAGTTCGACTGTGGGACTGGCATCATCTGGCTACATCAAGCTGGACAATGAGACCATGTACTACGGCTACATTGACGGGAACACTTTGAACAGTGTGTTTCGCGGGCAAAACAATACCACAGCAGCAGCCCACACTGCCGCAACAGCCGTCTTCGTGCCCCAGCTACCCGCTGTGACTGTGTGGCCAACCCCTGATGGGTCCACCTCCTACGAGTTTGTCTACTACCGCATGCGTCGTGTTCAAGACGCTGGCGCTGGTGTGGAGACTGCGGACATGAATTTCCGCTTCCTGCCGTGCGTTGTGGCGGGCTTGGCGTACTACATTGCAATGAAAGTTCCTGAACTACAAGGACGCATGGACATGCTCAAAGCGGTCTATGACGAGCAGTTCAACCTTGCCGCAGGTGAAGATCATGAGAAAGCGGCGATCCGCCTTGTGCCCAGACAGTCCTTCATTGGGGGGAGTACTCCGTAATGGGTAATCGGTTCTCCTCTGGCAAGTTTTCAATTGCCGAGTGTGATCGGTGCGGGCAGCGTTTTAAACTCAAGCAGCTTAAAAACGAGGTCATCAAGACCAAGCTGTTCCAGATTAAGGTGTGCCCAGAGTGCTGGGACCCGGACCAACCGCAGTTGCAGTTGGGTATGTATCCGGTGGATGACCCCCAAGCGGTGCGTCAACCCCGTCCGGATACGACCTATGTGACTTCGGGTATCAACGTGGGTGGGTTTCCATCTGGCGGGTCGAGAGATATTCAGTGGGGCTGGAGACCGGTGGGCGGGTCTAGCTTTTTTGATGTAGATTTAACGCCAAACTACTTGGTGGCAACGACAAGTGTTGGTACAGTAACGGTAAGCGTAACTTAGGAGCAGACATGGACAAGAAACAAGTCAAGGCAATTGCCGACACCGAGGTGAAGGCGCATGAAAAGCGCATGCACGTCAAGGGCATGAAAAAAGGTGGGCCCACCAGCATGGACCGTAAAACATACGGGAAGAATCTTTCTCGCGCAATGAACCAGAAATCTGGGAGCAAGTAATGGGCAAATTCAGCAAAAAGATGATGGGTAAAGAAGTTGGTTCTGCCAGCGTCTATGCTCAACCGCACACCATGGACGGCAAACCCGGTGTACCTATGCGCCCCAAAAACCCCATCAGCCGCAAAGCTGATTGGACTCCCATGGACGGCGTGAGCATTGGCATCAATGACGAAGTCAAAACCAGCGGCATCAAGATGCGTGGCACTGGCGCGGCCACCAAAGGTGTGATGTCACGAGGCCCAATGGGTTGATGTAACCATGGCACTGACTTATGCTCAGCTTGTAGTCGCTGTCAGCGATTATTGTGAAAACACGTTTGACACAACGGACATGAACACAATGATCAAGCAGGCTGAACAACGTATATACAACACAGTTCAGATTGCAAATTTGCGTAAGAACGTGACGGGGACAATCACGTCCGGCAATAAGTACTTGTCATGCCCAGATGATTTCTTGTCTGTGTACTCGCTGGCTATTTACCCAAGTGGCGGGGGAAGCTACATCTACTTGCTCAACAAGGATGTGAACTTCATGCGGGATGCGTATCCCAACCCCACCACAACGGGTACACCCAAGCATTACGCCATTTTTGGCCCTCAATCTACCAATGTGAACGAATTGTCGTTCATTGTTGGACCAACACCAAACACCGCCTATGGCGCTGAACTGCATTATTACTATTACCCAGAATCCATCGTGACTGCCTTGACCACATGGTTGGGTGACAACTTTGATTCTGCGTTGCTGTACGGTACTCTGTGCGAGGCTTACACCTACATGAAAGGTGAGCCCGATATGGTTGCATTGGTCAATCAACGGTACATACAGGCAATTGCCCTGCTCAAGAACTTGGGTGATGGCAAACAGCGTATGGATGCTTATCGTGACGGGCAAGTTAGGGTTTCTGTATCGTGAGTATTGTCCAAACCCAAACCACCAGCTTCAAGGCTCAGCTTTATCAGGGCATCCATGACTTGACCACGGATGTGATCAAGATTGCTCTGTACACAGGCAATGCCAATCTAAACGAGGACACCACGGTGTATTCAGCAACCAATGAAGTGGTGGCTACAGGATACACAGTGGGCGGGGAGACGATGACCGGCATTACGGTCAGTACATCTGGATACACAGCCTATGTTGGGTTCAACAATGTATCTTGGACAGGCGTAATCACGGCCCGGTGCGCCTTGATCTACAACTCAACCCAGGGCAACAAGTCTGTGGCCGTGCTGGACTTTGGGGCTGACAAGACATCGACCACCACGTTCTTAATTACGATGCCAGCTAACACATCAACTACAGCATTAATCAGGAGTTCAAATTGATAGTCACAACCACCAAAGGCGAAATGGACGATTCCCTGCTTGAGAAGCGGGAAGGAACCGTGGACAATGACAATGAACTGACCACTTGGGTTGAGTATTGGCTGGAGGGCGAACTTGTACATCGCTCTGTCCATGTCCAGTTGAAGAAAATGCCGGTTTTTGCCGGTGCTGAAGCCGCATCTATAGGTTAAAGGAAACATCATGGCAAACACACAAGCAATGACCACTTCGTTCTTGGGCGAGGTTCTGACTGCAACTCACAACTTTGGCACTGCGCCAATCCGTGCAGCCACCACGGCTGACACGTTTAAAGCTGCACTGTATTTGGCATCGGCAACGATCAATGCCTCCACCACGGCATATTCGTCCACGGGCGAGGTGTCTGGCACGGGTTACTCTGCTGGTGGCGTGACGGTGACCAATGCCACCGCTCCGTTGGCTTCAAACACTTCGACAACCGCAGGGACGGCCTATTGGACTCCATCGGCATCGATTACCTACACCACGGTGACTTTGACCACGGCGTTTGATGCGATGTTGATCTATAACTCAACACAGAGCAACAAGGCGGTCAGTGTTCACACCTTTGGCTCCCAGACGATCACGGCTGGAACCTTCACCTTGACGATGCCCTCCAACACCACATCAACCGCTTTGTTGCGCTTGGCTACCACCTAAGAGGTAGTTCATGTCTCTTGGCTGGGGTGACGGTACATGGAGTAGCGGCCCTTGGGGTGGAGGGACGGTATATCCAACAGGCAATGAGGCAAATGGCTTTGTTGGATCAGTCTCGCCTGAACTGATTCTTGCCCTCACGGGCGTGTCAGCTTCTGGTGCAGTTGGGACAATGGCTCCCAGTACATCAGAGGGTGAGGATGGCGATGTAGCTTTTGGTGAGGTTGGCAGTGTAGGGATAGCCCTAGAGCTTGCTCTGACTGGAGTTTCTGCGGCTGGGGATGTAGGAACGGTTGACCACGGCAAAGAGGTTGTCCTGAGTGGCAGCTTGGCTACCGGTGCTGTTGGGACGATAGAGGTTGGGACTCGTTCTCTGGCTTTGACGGGCAATGAGGCATCTGGGGCGGTTGGAGCCGTTATTGGGGACGTAAGCACAGCCCTGACCGGGGCAGAGGCCAGCGGTTCTGTTGATACAGTTGTCCAGAGCGCAGATGTTGTTCTGACCGGTGTTTTGAGTTTTGGTTCTCCTGGCGGGGTCATTGTTCCGCTGAACAGTAACCAAGCGGATGGATCGGTTGGAACCGTTGTCAAAGAGGTGTCGATTTCCCTGACAGGCGTTTCAGCAAGTGCGGCGGTTGGAACTATGTCGATTGCGGCAAGGACATTTGCCCTGACAGGTGTAAACGCAACAGGATCGGTGGGCAGTGTGATTGCTGTCTACTGGAAGATCATAGATGACACGCAGATACCTTCGTGGCAAAATATCAACAACCCGCAGACACCGGGCTGGGGAGATGTATCAGATGTACAGACTCCAGCTTGGGAAGAAGTCGTAACTTGAGGTTTAAACATGGCAACAGCAGCAACATCACTATTGGGTTTGGCCCTTCCGGTCACGGGAGAGCTAAGTGGCACATGGGGCGACACGGTCAACAACAGCATCACGGCGCTGTTGGACACGGCTATTGCAGGCACAACCACCATCACCTCTGATGCGGATGTAACGCTCACCACTACAACCCTTGCGGCCAACACATCACGGCAAGCTGTTCTTCTGTGGACAGCCAGCGGGACAGCTACCCGCACCATCACGGCCCCGGCTCAGTCCAAGATATACATCGTCATCAACAAGACCGGTAGCACCCAGAGCATCAAGCTGGTGGGCGTTGGCCCAACCACCGGGGTCACCATCGTTGCCAATGAATACGCAGTTTGTGCGTGGAACGGCACTGACTTCATCAAGGTGAGCAACACCAACGGGGCGGCAACATTTACCACCCTGACCGCAACGGCTGATTCCAGCTTCACCTCCACGGGTGCATTGACAATCAGCAAGGGAACCACGGGTCAGCGACCAACTGCGGCAAGTGGAATGCTCCGCTTCAACACCACGACAACCGAGTTTGAAGGCTACAACGGAACGGCATGGGCCTCTGTGGGCGGTTCGGCAATCAGCAATGACACTGCAACTGCCACCAACCTATACCCCGCATTCTTGAACGCCACCACGGGTACGGCGGCTAATATATACACAGGCAACGCCTACTTGCTGTACAAACCATCCACGGGTGAATTGCAGTCCAGAGTGCCAGTGGCAAGCAACGGAATTGTGGTGAACAGCCAAACAGTGGCTACCAGCTACACAATTGCGGCAGGGTTCTCAGGTATGTCGGCAGGGCCAATTACGGTGGCAAGCGGTCAGGCGGTTACTGTTTCCAGCGGCTCACGCTGGGTAATTCAATAAGGATTTGATATGGCAAGCGTTGTTGTAAATGGAGATACATCAGGGGCAGTGACCCTGACCGCACCAGCAGTGGCTGGTACTGTGACTGTGACCTTGCCGTCCACATCGGGGGTTATGGCTGTTGGCGGCGGGACGATCACCACCCTTACCACCACAAGTGACATCACGGTTCAAGGGGTTACCGTAGGCCGTGGCGCAGGTGCTGTATCCACCAACACTGCGGTGGGTGCTAGTGCTTTGGCGGCTAATACAACAGGTATTGAAAATAATGCGTTTGGCAATAGTGCATTGCTTTCAAATACAACTGGCGGCTCAAACGTAGCATTTGGTACAAACGCACTCCGCACAAATATTTCTGGCGGTGAAAATACGGCATTTGGCCATCAAGTTTTATATGCAAGCACAGGAAGTTTTAATACTGGCGCTGGTTCTAATACTTTGCGTTTTAATACATCAGGTGCAAACAATACTGCGTTTGGGTTTAACTCGCTTTTCTCCAACACCACAGCCTCTAACAACACTGCCGTGGGGTTTCAGTCTTTATATAGCCACACTGCGGGTGGAAATACAAACAACACTGCTGTTGGAAGAATTTCTTTGTACAGCAATACAAGTGGGGTACAAAATACAGCAGTGGGCAATGGCGCACTGTACACAAATAGCACCGCCAATAATAATTCTGCGTTTGGTGAGAGTGCGCTTTATTACAACACAACTGGCGCAAACAACACCGCAATGGGTCAAGGAGCCCTTCAATCCAACACCACAGCCTCTAACAACACTGCTGTAGGTTATCAGGCGGGGTATACAAATACAACGGGGGCGCTTAATACTTTTATTGGCGTACAAGCTGGGTATTATGCTACTGGTGGAAACAATTCTTATTTAGGTCATGGTTCGGGGTCTGCTGTTACAACGGGAACAAAAAACACCATTATTGGTCGTTATGACGGCAACCAAGGCGGCTTAGACATTCGCACAGCAAGCAACTACATTGTGCTGTCTGATGGGGATGGGAATCCTAGATGCTATTGGACTAATAATGGAGTTATGGTTCAATCCATAAGCTATACCGATAATTATGTTGCTCAAATTAAAAATTCAACAGCAACTAGACCTTATGGTTTATACATTAATTTTTCAGCCGCAACACCAAATAATACAACTGAGAATTTTTTAAATTGTGCAGATAGCACAAACGAAAAATGTATTATTTATTCAAGCGGAACTGTAACTAACAGAACTGGCACATATAACGCTTTTTCAGACATTAAACTAAAGCAAGATGTTGTTGATGCTGGTTCGCAATGGGATGATATTAAGGCGGTTCGGGTTCGTAAGTTCCGCTTAAAAGACGATGTTGTTGCAAACCCTGAAACAAAACCTTTGATTGGCGTTATTGCTCAAGAACTAGAATTAACATCTGCTGGTTTAATTGATGATTGCGTAGATAAAGAAGGTGATATAACCAAGTCGGTTAAATATTCAATTCTTTATATGAAAGCAGTCAAAGCACTGCAAGAAGCAATGATTCGTATTGAGCAACTTGAATCTAAAGTTAATGCACTGGAGCAAGCATGAATGAAATCACCGCAGAACAAATTGCCCAGCACTACAGTGCCGCAATGGACTCAGTTAACCTCATCAATGCTGGCAAGCCCGAACTGATGGAAGATGCTGAGTGGGCAGATTGCTTGCAGAGGAATCGTGACCATTTGAAAATAATGATTGCGAAACCGTACTGGACAAATGAAGATTTAACCCCGCTCCAACAAGCGGCAGGAGAATAAATTGGCCTCATCTATAAATGCCTCAACCACCGCCGGGGTAGTAACAACTGCCGACACCAGCGGGGTGTTAAACATCCAAACTGCTGGGGTAACAGCGATCTCCATTGACGCAAGCCAAGCGGTGACGATGGCAGGGCGAACCACAAACCCAACAACTATTTCAGTTGGTGCGGCAACCCCATCAACATCCGGTGCTGGCATCACCTTCCCCGCATCTCAATCAGCATCAACTGACGCAAACACGCTAGATGATTATGAGGAGGGGACTTGGACACCGACTCTCACATTGACTACGCCGGGGACTTTTTCAACACTTGCGCCTGTTGGTGTATACACCAAAGTTGGTAATTTAGTAACAGCAACGGGACGAATATCTTTTACAAAAGGAACTGGAAGCGGGGATTTGGTGCTTGGCGGGTTGCCGTTTACTTCAATAAATACCGCAACCTATCAAAATAGTGGAGCGCTTTCTACAGATACATTTGGCGCAACTGGAAAAGTCTATCAAATATTACTTAGCAATAACACTACAGCCCCTAGTCTAAATTCTGTTACGCAGGCTGGCGGGGCAAGTGTGGCGGCAGGCGTTAGTGACTTTGGCGCATCACAAGCGGCAATAAGATACACCTTTAGCTACCAAGTTTAATTGACCAAAAGGAAACATCATGGCAATCACCAAAACCACCATCATCGACCAAATCACTGTCACCGAAAATGGAATTGTGCTGTATCGTGAAGCCACTCGCATCATGGAAGATGGCAATCAAATCAGCCAAACCTTTCACCGCACTAGCCTCACACCGGGACAAGACCTGACGGGCATCCCTGCCAATGTCGTTGCAATCTGCAATGTGGCTTGGACACCTGAAGTCATTGCGGCTTATCAAGCACAAGCACAACAAGCTGGAGCATAACCATGTCACTGATCTTAAGTGGAACAGACGGGCTGTCGG